GCAGCAGAATATTTATTGACCATTTTCTCAACAGCATTCGCAGTCATTCTTCTGGTTTTTCCATGCCATCTAGTTAAAAAGAAGGCTATATCGTCTTTATTTGCATGATAACGATCAGTACGTATTTCTTGATATTTTTTTAAATAAGGAATAGTCCAGTCAGCAATTGGAACACTATCTTTTTGGCCACCTTTTCGAACTACATCAAGCATTTCATCTTTTAAGTTAATATTACGAATGTTGACACCAACGCATTCTGAAACTCTGATTCCCGTACCTAAAATCAATGCAATAATAGCTATATCTCGTTCATGATTCTTTTTGAAAGAAGGCAGCGACTGTTTATTACATTTATGTTCGTATTCATTTTCAATAAAATCTAAGAACTGATATTTTAAATCACCCATGTACATATGAGATTCTAGAACATGGGCTCGGTAATTCAACGTTTTAGTGTCATTTAATGAATCAATTTTTAGCATGACATTACGATCAAAATATGGTTCTCCATGATTGTTGTCTGAAGTAATCGTTAAAAATTTATATAAAGAACGAAGAGCATTAATTGATCGGTTAATTGTAGTAGGTGAATTTAATCGTCCTTGTTGATTTTTTGTGTGCTTAAGATAATGAATATAAAGCATAACATCATTTCGCTGCATGCCTTCTAGTGTTGATAGTTCAATTTCTTTATTGGAAGAAGCTGTAGATATTTTATTTTGTCTCAGCCAATCAAAAAAACGACGAATTTCTGTTAAATATTGGTATGTTGTGGTTAATGAATGGCTAGTGCCAAGATTATATTCTTTTACAAAATCAGGCATATTCGCCAGCTCTTGTTTAATCAGGGTTAAATATCTGTTAGTTTCCAATTTATAGTCTCCTCGAACGTAGGTTTGTATATATTATATCTTATTTACGTAATTTAGTCTTGTCCCCTAATCTTTTCTAAGTAGGAGAGAGGTGAGAGTCTTCTTCGGTAAGAAAAAATTAATAAATCATAACCTAAAAAATGTAGAATTTAACCTATAGACGGTTAGGAAGAATAACTAAACTTTTCTTATGGAATGCACAATTTAAGTTGATTTAATAATTGTTAAATTGAGAAGTTATTTTAAATTAGTTTTGCTAATTTTACGATAATTAACGAGCTGATTATATACTTAAAAGTTGATTGAAGTAGTGTTTATGAGCTATATATAACTAATTGAGTCGTTATAAGTTTGCATAAAACTAAACATTTTTTGACTTAACAGGAGAGTAGGCTATTTATTTTCAGTAAATATAAAGTAAATTCATGGTCACATTTTGGTTACTTTTTAGGTGAGATTTTGTCGTTCTCAGCATTTTGAAGACACTAACCAAGTGTAATTACTAAGATAAAAATAGAATTTTATAATAATTAAATGTAATGTATAAATATTGATATATCAGCAAATCATTGATATTTAGGGAGAGTCTCTTGTACCTATCATTAAAATATTGGTTTAGTGACAAAAAGCTCGTATCTCCCGTGTATCAAAGGGATACGAGCTTTGTCAATTTATGCTATGGTCACTTTTTGGTTACTTTTACTCAAACTTTGAATTTTTGCTGAAGGCATCAATTTGATGTTCAAAGTCAGTTCGTGCCTTACCAGTAATGTGATAATAGATTTCTTCAGTAATTTTAGAATCAGAGTGACCAACACGTTTTTTAATCATTTCTAGTGGGACACCTTGTTCAGCAAGCTTAGAGACATGAGTGTGTCGAAAAATGTGAGAAGTTAATTTATCTGGATCAATACCAGCATAAGGAGCAATTCGCTTCAAGTATCTATTAACAGAGTTTGCTTCGACAGCATTTTTGGTTGTCTTTTTAGTAAATAGAAATTTACGTCCTAAATCATGTCTTTTATATATTTTTACCGCCTCTGGTGGAAGATAGACTTGACGGTTACTACTATCTGATTTAGCTCCTGGTTTCTTTTTAAACTCGCCGCGTTTACTATTACCTTTGTGTTTCTTAATTAGAGTACCATTGATATTAGCATAGTACTTATCGTTAACTTTTACAATATCTTTAGTTTTTAGAGAGCCACCTTCTCCAACTCGCAAGCCCATATAATATAGAAATTGAATGAAGTCTACATAGTCATTACGACCACGCTTTTTAAATTCAGCTAAAAGCCTATGATATTCATCATCTGTTAAGTACTTATCTTCAATATTTAAGTCTAATTCAGATTGTGGAGTTTCTAGCTTGCGTAGGCGAAAGTTCTGAAGTGGATTAAAATTAAGGTAACCATATCCTAGTCCAAAATCAAACATATTCCATAGTGCAGCTCTTCTTACATTAGTGTATGACCAACTTTTGGTTTCAAGCATCTTGTCAAAGTATCGCTTAAAGTAGGGAGTATTTAAGTTTTCGATGATTGTTGAAGGATCAACATCTTTTTCTCTCAAGAAGATATTGATATGCGACTTGTATATATAGTGGCTCTGATACTTACTATCTTTATTGATCTTATCTTGCTTATCCAGATATTCAAAATAGTGCTCTTTGAGCTGCTCGAGCGTGATCGAACTAATTCGACTTACTGACATTTTGGCATCGATTTTATTTTTTAGAATAGTTCGTGCTTGTTGCCAAGCTTGTGACGTTTTCTTGGTAAGTACTACAGTAGCAACTTTTAGAACGATCTTATCAGGAGTGGATAAGAGGGGATCGGGATACTTTTGCCTAAACTGATATTTGCCTTTACTAATAGTTCGCATAGTAACAGCGTATTCTTTTTGATCTTTCATTTTTAATTACCTCTATTTTTTGATAAAATAGGGGTTGTAAAAGGCGCAAGGCTTTTAGCAAGTCTTACATCTTTTTGCAACCATATTGTTAGAACACTCAAAGTAACTTTGGTCGGTGGCTTTGAGTGTTTTTTGTTTGCACAGCTTTTATAGTCGTCAGTTATTGGACTATCATATATACTACACAGTAGGAAGTGATTAGTATGAGTTTAACAAGTAATGAAAGAAAATTATTAATAAAGATCTTAGAAGATTATGGTTATGAACATGAATTATGGGATTTACCACAAGATAATAACGGAAAGTATTATTCTGATAATCCCGATTCACCTAATTTCGAAGTTCCATATGATGAACCGTATATGGCTCAAGAAGCTAATCTAATACAATCAATAATTAATAAGATATAAATTTATTTTTGGGTCGGTGCAAGCGGCGCATTCATACTAGCACCGAAATAGTCGTTATAGACGTCAGATATACCATCTAAAATTAAATCACAAAAAATTCTTTGAGTTTTACCACTGTTATAGTGATCTACTGAGTTTCTAGCCATAAAAAATAAATTTATAGCTCTAGCTTGTCTAGAATCTATTCCTATTGGTTTTTGTCTGAAACGATTAATATAATCTTTTGCGGTTGGATCTTTTGGAAACCTATTAAGTATGTTATATCCTTTTTTAGCATAATTATTTAGGATTATATACATTAGATGTTCTAGACAACTTCCTAGACCAGATGCACATAAGAACCATTTTTCGTGTTCATACGCAAATAAGCATTGATTAAATTCGTCTGTGAATTGGTCATTGTTTATTTCTTTTAGCATGTCCTCAAAATGATATTTATCAATAAAATATCTTTTGAAAGTACTTGGAAAATAATTGACCGGTGTAGGGTTACTTTCCGCTGTTAAAGTTGAATTATATTCTTTGTCAACCCAACTTCTTATCCAATCTTCGGTGAAACCAGATACAAAATTAGGTTGATCTTGATAGTTTATTTTTATGTCGGCAAATACAGAAAATGTCATCTTTAATGAACCGGGAATTACACTTTCTGCTATGTTTTTCGAAATTAATTGGGAATCAATTATCCAATTCAATTTATTTTTATCATCATATTGCTTGATAAATCTAGGATTTCTAGTTTCGTTAAAAAGATCAAGAAATAAAACTTTATTTTGTGTATTAGTAGGAATAGCAAAGAGTAATGTTCCGGAAGGATTAGTACGTGGACCAAAATCTGAGTATACTTTAATTCCATATATTAGTACTTTTTTGTTTTCACTCCACGAAAACCTATTTAAATCAGAACTTTGTATTCCATAAAAAGATAATCGTTCAGTATAAATTCGATGAAGATAGTCAAGAAACATTTTATGTAGACCATCATCTAACCATTGAAACTTTTTCATATTCGTCCTTATTTTATAAATCTAGCAACTGCTTCTTTTTGGCTTCAAATTCTTCTTGCGTGATTGCTCCAATGTCTAATAACTCTTTGAGCTTTTTGATCTCGTCTAATGGATCAGTATCTGGGGATGATTGGGTGGCGGAAAACTCTACGTTTAGTGTTTCATTTTCTTTTAAAATAGCCTGCAATAAAGTTGTTAATCTATTTGTTTCATCAATTCCGGTTCGAGCAATTAAGCTACTAGTTTTAACGGTAGAATTAACAAACTCAATTTCAAAACTTGAACCGTCGGTAAAACTGATAATTACACCTAGATGATCTAAAAAGTCTTTTGTAATAGTCGTGGTTTCTTTCTTCCCAGTAAAGCCTCCAACTATTGCGCCCAATCCACCAACAGGTGCAGTCAAAACGCCACCAACAACTGCTCTAGTCAGTGCATGTTTATGTTTTGTTTGTGTTTTCGAATCATTATGTTCAGTCTTATTAACCTTATATGAAAGAACATCACTAAAATCGTATACCTTATAATCTCTGGTGAGAATACCACGTGGATTTAATATTCTTTTATTTTTTGTATCGAAGTAGTAACCTTCAAATTTTTCAGATTTATTGTCTTTAAAAGTATCTAAAATTTTTTTATATTCAGCGTCTTCTTGTTGTTTGACCTCTTTAGCTAGCTTTCTTTTTTCAGCATTTTCTTCCATCTTTTTACTTATATTATCAAAAAATCCCATTTTTTCTTCTCCGTTTATATCCCTTATAATTTGCTAGTAAATTGAATTGCCTTGCCTATAATAGTGGCAGGGTTGTTAGGTGTGATAATAATAGGATCATAAGCATCATTATCAGGCTTAAGCATTACTAGACCATCAATATGTTTGACACGTTTTAAAGTGGCTTCGGTGTCACCGTTAACTTGAACGGCAGCAATTTCTCCATCTTCAACTTCCGGTTGTAGTCTGATTGTTACGATAGAACCGTCTGGAATAGTAGGTTCCATTGAATGACCTTTAGCTCGTAAATCAATTAATTCTCCAGAAGGAACCTGCCCTTTAGGAAAGACGTGAGTAATATATTCTTCAACATTTTCTTCTGCAGTAATTGGATCACCGCATGCAATTTCTCCTATAAGAGGGATATGCTTTGCTACAGAATCACTCTGATACAAATATTCCGTATTTGATGGAAAGGAAATTTGATTTATTTTGTATCTTGGATCAAGATCGCTCTTCTTTACACCTAAAACAGTAGCAATTTTTTCTAACGCGCCAGCATTGGGAGTTGATCGTTGCGCAAAATATCCACTTAAAGTAGATGCCGGTATACCTGTTATTTCAGCTAGCTGTTTTTGTGTATAATTTCGCGAATAGTATTTTAAGTTTTCCGAAATAGTTTTTCGTGCAATCTTTTCTGGATCACTTAGTTTATTTCTAGGCATTTGAGCACCTCCTTCAATATTAATTATATTGGTTTTCTCGTTATAAACAATAAAAACGCGAAAAGATATTAAAAAACTCGTTGACAAACGAATAAACTCGTTTTATGATAGAATCAACAACTTGAGAGGAGGTAAAACATGACAAAGATCACATTGCGTGCTGCTAGGATTAATGCTGGATTAACTCAAATGCAAGTTAGTAAATCTCTTGGTATTGCACCAGCAACCTTAAGCGGATGGGAAAAGAATAGTACAAAATTGTCTTTTCTCGAAGCAATTAAACTCGCAAAGTTATATCATATTCAACCGGATAATATTTTTTTTGGAAAAGAAAACGAGTTTATTCGTTCTAGAAAAGTAGGAGAGAACTAAATGGAACTACTAAATTTTGAAGGCCAATCTGTTTTAGACAGTCGTGAGGTAGCCAAAATGACTGGTAAACAACATTCAAATCTTATGCGAGATATTCATGGCTATATTAATGATATTAAGCCCAATTCAAAATTGAATTCGGCGGATTTCTTCATTCAATCAACTTATACCGATAAGAATAATCAAATCAGACCATGCTACCTCCTCACTAAACAAGGATGTGAGTTTGTAGCAAATAAGATGACTGGGAAGAAAGGTAATCAATTCACTGCTCAATATGTAACATTGTTCAATTCAATGAAAGAAACAATTGAAAATGGACCTCAGACAATCCTTAACCAATTACATAAAGAGTGGGGCGTCCCTACAACTTTAGGTGGCGCATTACAATTAGCTGCTAATCAGCAAGTAGAGATTGAAAAGATGAAGCCCAAGGTTGATTACTACGATAGTCAAATGAGAAATCCAGGGCTTATGACAGTAACTGAGATTGCTAAGGACTATGGTTGGTCAGCTAAAACATTAAATAAGGAACTGCATAAACGAGGAATCATTTTCAAGCAAGGTAAGCATTGGGTACCTTACGCAAAATATGCCGGTAAAGGATATACCCAATATGAACCATTTGACTATCAACATAGCAATGGTCAACCGGGAGTTCACAACAATTTGAAATGGACTCAAAGAGGTAAGAAGTTCATTTATGATTTGTTGGCCAAAGATGGTATTAAGCCGGTAACTGAACAGATGAATTTATTAGAAGCATAGGTAATAAAGATGGAAAAAGAGCAAAAGAAAAGCCCTGCTTCAGAAGAAACAGGACATAACATGAAAAAATTGGAATTAAAAACTGAAAAAAATAATGTTCCAATGACCAATTGGTCACGGGTGATTATTGAAACAGCCGAATCGAACCCTAAATTAATAGCAATTGTTACTAATGATGACTTTGAGCTAGCAAATGGATTTAGAGTAAGACTTCAACCAATTTATAAGGATTAACCTTTAGGTGGAAAACTATCATTACCATAAGAATTTTTTAGATTAATTTTACCATCACGTTTTTGACTAATTAATTCAGAACCAGTTTTAATCGCACGTGAACGGCCATAATCTAACGCCTCTGCTTTGGTATTGAAAGTCTTAGAGACCTTAGAATTTCCAGCTTGTTTAACAGACCATTTTCCGTTATGAGGACTTACCCAGGTTTGTTTAACCATTTAATCACCACCTTTCTATATAACCATTTTATTATAACACAATATGTAGTCTTTTAACCACAAAAAATTAGAAAGGAACCACAATATGTCGTGGCAAAGAGTAGAAGAGGTATTACAAATTAAAAATATAAGTTTAAAGAGTCTATCTATCAAATCAGGCCTTAACTATGAAAACCTTAGAAATTATCGATATAAGCACTATGAACCTACTTTCAAGACAATGTGTAAGATTGCTGACGCTTTGGGGGTTAGTCTTGATGATTTAAGGAGTGATAAGAAATGAAGCCGAAGATTGGTATTGGGTGTGAGATTAAACAGACCCCAGAAGGAATTTACATTAATGGAGTTAAACAAGAAGGGGTAACTGATGTGCAAATAAAAAAGAACTCCCATCGTTGGACGGAAGTTCAAATAACCTATATGGCCAATTCATTCATTAAAGAAAAATTTTAGCAATAGTTCTAGTTATAGACATGTAGAAAGGTAAAAAATGCAACCATTAGATATTAGCTATTTATTCTTATCAGATATCGGAAAAAACAAACATGAAATTATTAGCAGACTGCAAAAGTTAGGCTTGATTGATGGTAATTATCAAGCAACAGGCAAGGGCGTTGATACTGGCTGGCTAGGTATTAAGACAACAAGCGTATGGAGCCCGTCTACTGAAAGTATGATAAACGACCAGGCAACAGTTTTAACCGCTTTGGGCATTGTCTATATTCCAGTTCTTTTTGAAGATAAATTCTATAAGGATATGGTAGCAAGTCAGAATCTAGTAGAAAGAGCTTGCGACGGGGAATTGTTGACAATTCAAGAATTAAGAAAGCAGGGATACTTAAAATGAGCAAAGAGACTTGGCTAACCGTTAAAGCATTATGTGATAAATATGGTTATTCAACATCAGCATATGACAAACGTCGTAGAAAGTGCCTGTCATCACCATTTCAAGATGCAATTGTATATGATGGCCACCACACAATGATTATAGAAGAACGCTGGCAAGCTTTTTTGAAAGAGAGATCAAGGAAGCACTGGGAAGAGGTATTTGGGACCCAGCTTGTAAGAGATAGGAGAGCATTAAATTGATGACAACCTTTAGAAAATGGATTAACCAAAGCATTAATAAGTTTCTAGGCACAAGTTTTACAGTTCGTGAAACTGAAATTATGACATTAGGGGCTACCTGCACCTTAATAGCAGTAGCATACCTACTAATGTACAACGTGATTTTTCCTAATATTTAGGAAGTAATACCGTGTCAAAATTGCAAGAAAGATTAGTGCTTGCTTCAAATGCTATCAACTATTTAGCCACCGACCAAAGACAAGATGAGTACGAACTAGCATTTGAAAGAGCAAAAGAAAAGACCCACTGCGTTAACAGCGAGTCTACAAAACAACTAACTTTATTCTAGCAGAATTCTAACAATATGGAGCAAAAAGATGAAACAAGAATTAATCAAATTTGAAAACGAAGATTTTCCTATTAGCTATACAAAGGCAGAAATAGATTTCCAAGGATATCCAGCTTTAGATGCCAAAGTTGATGCAATGACTAAAGACTGGGATAAGTATGTAGTAACTGCAGAGTCTTATCCTTACGATAAGAAGACTAGAGCAGAGCTTAACCAAATTAGACGAGCTTTAAGTGACCGCCGCAAAGTAATTGTTAAAGAGAGTAGTCAACAAATTACTGAATTTAATACAAAAGTAAAAGGTCTTGATCTAAAGATTAAGGGTGTAGTTGACCATCTTAGTGAGGGACTTAAAACTTTTGACGATCAGGCCCGTAAGGACAAGCATCAGCAAAACTTACTTCGATTAGGCGAATTAGCAAAAGAATATGGTGTAGCCTTACAAGAGCTTGACTACCAAGATAAATGGGATAACAAGACCACCAGTTGGACAACCATCGAAGAAGATGCCAGACAGCAATTTGAAGCAATTGTCGAAAAACAAAAAGCTAGAAAAGAAGCTGAGCAAGTTATTGCTAATAAGGCTAATGAATATACTAAGCCCGCTATGACTGCAAGCCCCTATTTACAGATGCTTGATTATAAGTCACTGCCTGATGTTCTTACTCAAATGGATAATGACCACAAATATTTGATTGAGCAGTCAAAGCAACAAGAAGAGAACCGTAAGGAAGCTGTTCAAGCTTTAGAAAAACATGGAGACAAGTACATTGATGCTAAGACCGGCGAAGTAGTAGATAAGCCCCATACTGTTACCTTAAGACTTAGAGGAACTAAGGAGCAAATGACAGCCTTATCCAACTTCATTAAAGACTGGGGCATTGATTACGAAAGGGTGGATTAATGATGGATATCTATGGCAAAGAAGAAGACAGAGCTAAGTGGGCAATGCACTATGCCCAAGTTAAAGCTAATATTGAACAACCTCAACGCAGTCATACTGTTACTGTATCTGGAACTACTAAGCAGGGCAAACCTTATAACTATGAGTATTCATATGCTGACTTAGCAGACGTTGATAAGGCTGTAATGGAAGGCATTAAGAAAGCAACGGATAAAGATGGCAACGTAGTATTCAGCTACTTTTTTGACATTGTAACCGGCAATACTTCAGTTACTGTACAAACTGTTCTAATAGATTCATCTGGCTTTACTGTTAAGACTAACAAGATTACTTTTCAAAATAGCAGGCCACAGGACGCACAAGCTACTGCAAGTTTGATTAGTTACGCTAAAAGATACTCTTTAAGTGGCGCCTTTGGAATTGCTGCAGATGATGACGATGATGCACAAGATCAAAAGACCATCTATGAGCCAAAAGTCCTAACTAAAAAAGAACTTGAGGAATATAAAGTCTATTACAACGGTGCAATGGCTAATTTATATGACCTATATCAAGAAGCAAAAGAAGGCATTAAAGACGCGCAAGACTGGTTTAATGAGTCACACACGCCGCAAGATGCACAAGCCGTTCATCAAATTGCACAAATTTTCAAAAAGAAACATGCAAGAACAAAAGAGTCTGATAAAGCAAAGAAAGCCGCTCTTGATAAGATACAACAGTCCCAAACAAAAGAAACTAAAAAGGATCCGTTTGCTGACAAAAAAGTAGCAAGTGGCGGAGATACTGTTGTAGATGGTCTATTTTAGAGGGATGCAGAAATGGCAAAGATTAAGAAAGTATATGAGAAATCCTACACAGTTATAGACAATCATGTCATTCAAGATACGAAACTTTCGTGGAAAGCCAAAGGATTGTTTGTGTATCTATGGTCGCAGAGTGATGAATGGAATTTTTATGAGAAGGAAGTAGTCAAACATTCTTCTGATGGGATTTCTGGACTGAGGAGCGGATTAGCCGAGCTTGAAAAATATGGCTATTTAAAACGAGAAAGAAAGAGAAGTAAAGGGCAAGTAAAAGAAAGTATTTGGACTTTGAGTGAAACACCTAATTTAGACTTTCTAAAACAGGAAAAACCTGATTTAGAAAAACCTAAACAGGAAAAGCCTAAATTGGAAAAACCTAGACAGGAAAATCAAACACTAATAAATACTAACCAAAATAAATACCAAGATAAACAAATAAGAAAAGAAACAATTACTAAGTCTCTCTCTAAAGAAGAGAGGGAGAGAGATGCAAATGTAATTGAAATCCTAATTAATTATCTTAATCATTGTACTGAGGAGTGGAGAAGACCACTGATTAAATTTTCTGATACAGAAATTAAAAAGATGGTCAAAGCAGTGCATGGTAAGGATACAAGAGGGCTAAAAGAAGCAGCAGAGAAGACAGTTGTCTACGGTGAGCAGTATCCACAGGGGTATTTACTGAGTTGCATTAAGAATTTACCGAAGGAGTAGCAAGTGAACGGACAATTATCAGCTGAATGGTGGGTAGCATTTATACTAATCAACTTATATTATGGTCTGAATGTTGATCCAAAACATGACAGAATGATAGCTATTTATTCATTAGTGGGACTAACCATTATCAACGTAGTTCTATTATTTTTGAGATTTGTATAAGGAGAAAAAAGTGAAAGTAGCATCTGATGTATTAGGCGATTTAAAAATAGCCTATGTAGATAAGAGCATTGTGAAGAAGTTAGACGATCATAAGCCACTAGAAGACTTAGACGCCTTAAATCTTATCGGGGGGGTATTTTCAGCAGGCTATCAGGCCAAAAGGAAGAAACTATCGCTTGCTGATCCTTTCCACGATTATCATGCTGAAGAGAAGAAGGAACCAGTACAAGAGTCTTATAGCAAGTTAACCAGTAAGAAGTTAGCTGATGCTTTGAATGAAGAGTATGCCAGAAGTCAACTAATGGGTAAGTCAGCATGGAGCAATCCGGATTTTCAAAAGTTGATGATGGAAGTTGCTACTAGATGGGTAGCAGCTAATAAGCGTAAGAGAGTTAAATTGAAGTTTTAATTATGAGAAAACAAGATAAATTACGAAAGAAACAGGCCAAAATGAATATCAAAAAGTGTCAGAGAAAGTATAGAAAAGCAGTACAACGTGCGACTGCAAGTGGTACAGCAAGTACATATTTGAATTTAGGAGTCCTATACGTTGGCCTTCGTTCAAGTGTCGAATTAGAAATTGTAATCCTTGATTATATAGCTAAAAAGTATAAGAAAGCAGGGAGTAATCAGAGGAGATTAGTAAATGGTTAGATTTATTTACATTGTTGATGAGATAGAAAAGCCAGGTATTTATAAACCAAATCCATTTCCAGAAAGTAACTATACAGCATGTTTTAAGAATATCGAGGATGCTAGGAAGCATTTAGATGTAATTAAACAGATGTGGGTACGAGAATATAGACTTGCATATAGCTGTGTTAGGGATGAAGGTGATAAGCTTTCTGTTCATTTGTATGGACGGAAAGATTGCTATCTCTATGCACAAATTAAAGTGAGAAAAATTAAATATCAAGTTACGGATATAGGGGCAGGACTGATATTCTCGGCCTTGATGGTTTATGAAAAATATGATAAAGACGAACTGCTACAAGTACGAGATCAAATATTAAGCGAGATTAATTATGGAATTAAGGATGATGACAATGTCTAACGATTACCGGCGCTATCACTTAGCGCATGATGAATCATATAAGGATTTAAAACTTATACATAAGTTTGATACTGCATCTCTTACAGTTAAAGACTTGTGGAAGTTGAAAGAAGCAGCATATCGTGAAGGATATTTACATGGTATGGAAGCAAAGCATTATAGAGATTACGGCTTAGAAGGCTAGTTTGGAGTTGGAAACGTGGAACACGAAAATTTAGATTTAGGATTAAGTATAGATATTGAAAAGACTGCCGGACGCGCTACAGGCTTTCTTAAGTACACGTTTCCAGAGTATGTAAGAGGTGCGGCTCTTAGCTTAGATGATTTAGCCGGCCAACCTTTTACAGGGATGCCAGCTAGTCATAGTGCTACCAATTCACAAGAGAAAAAGCTAGACCATGCTTGGAAGAAAGTAGAAAAGAATGAGCTTAAAGCAGCAACCGTTTATCAAACTATATTGCTATGCCAAAAGAGTCCTACATATCCATATCAGCAAATACTTCTCAATAAATTTGTTAAAAAGCTTCCTGATTGGAAGATACAGCCAATGGTAGGGTATTCTAACAGCCAGTATTATTTAAAGCGCAGAGACGCCTTATGTGAGTTTGCTGAGGTGCTTAATTCTAAGAAGGTAAAAAATGGGTGTTTCGATATACCTGATTTAGTCATTGAGATTGAACCAGAACCGGAAAAAAGTAAATCGGACGATCATCGGACAGTTTCCGGACACTAATCGGATTGAAACCATGGTAAATTGTTATTGTCGAAAAAATAAAAAGTTTCGACAAAGACACCCTTTCAAACAAGGAAGATCCTAGAAATCCTCCAAGAATTTTTAGTATTACAATTTTAGATCTTGAATAGATCTCTTAGTACATCAACCATTATTTGTTTATCTCTGTCAAATAGTCTCATGATTGGTGTGCAGCAGCATTTAGGTTCGATTCCTACTTGTTGCTTACCTAGGCCACGCTATGACCTAGGATTAAATATGCGATGACCCCACGGTTCGGGCGAGCGTATTGTAGTTAAGAGTTGGCTAATCGTTCAGTGGACTGCGCGATAGCCGTGGGCAGTACGACACAATTGGAATCTTAGAAAGAAAGTAGGAATTTTCTTTCACAATATGAAGTGGGTTCGATTCCCACACTGCTCATTGTCCGGCGGAAAACGGACGTTAAAATTAAATCTTTACTTTGTCATATTATTGGTAAAGTAAGTCGTTATAAATGATAATTTTATTCACAAAAATAAGTTAGTCATTGATTTTACAGCAGAGGGCTTAGTTCTGTGCCTTTAAACAGACATTCTGGTAACTTAGCTCAGTTGGTAGAGCATTGGTGTGAAGTACCAAGTTAGCGGTGGTTCGATTCCATCAGTTACCATATGACAGAGATATATCGGAGGATTAGACATGAAGGCATTATCAATTCATGGTAATTACATCATGGATATTATTAATGGATCTAAGACTATGGAGTATAGAACATGGACTACTAACTACAGAGGTCCGTTGCTACTGTGCGCTTCAGCAAAGAAGTATCCTAATTCAATCTATGGTCATGCTATTTGTGTAGCAATGATTAAAGATATTGAATGGAACGAAGAAGACCAGCTTTATTACTGGCATATTGAATCATTCAAAAAGGGCGGTAGCTATCTCATTGAGCCTATTAAGGTAAAGGGCCAATTAAAGCTATATAATGTTGATGACAAGCTGATTAAGCCAGCTCCATTTGTAAAAGTAGAACATAGTAATCCTAAGTTTGATGAATGGTATAGCCGGAAGATCAAGCCTTTAATCTATGTTCCAAAAAGAAAAGTAAAAAAGAATGTTGAACCACAATTCAGCAAATTTAAAAAGTTTCATATCGTTCACTAAGCGCTTTAGTAGCGCTTTTTATTTTACAGAGGATTAAAAATGAGCTTACTTGATGCAATTAAGACACAGGCACAGATAACTGATAAAGTGCTTGTGTCTTTTTCTATGGGAAAAGATAGCATAGTAACACTTGATCTATGCATGAAGTACTTTAAGCAAGTGCAACCATTCTTTATGTATCTAGTTCCTGACCTTAAATTTCAAGAAGAAGCACTGGCTAAGTATGAGCGTCACTATGGTGTTGACATTATTAGAGTGCCACACTTTGAAAATGCTGATTTCTATAGATATGGTTCTTTTAGGGATGCTGATTACTCAGTACCACGGGTTAAGATTAGAGCTATTTATGAAGCAATCAGACAAGAAACCGGCATTCAATGGATTGCTGGTGGAGAGAAGATTAATGACTCTGTAGTACGTAGAGCTATGCTGAAGCATTCAGGATCAATTGACGTTGAGCGTGGACGATTCTATCCCGTTATGT